TGGTCTCTTGCATCAGCGATGCGTTACGATCAGGGTTTGGATGTGTAGCCATGGTAATCTGTTGTGAACAACAGCAACTTTTTTACGGTGGTTACCAATCACCGGTCAAATATCAAGGTCCCATCCAATGTTTCGTTGACCGCTACGGACGCCTCGGGCAAAGGAAGACCGGGGATCGGCCTCTCCACCCACGGAATCGTAGTCAGGGTCGTTGAAAGCATTGTCTGCAGGAAACATCCTCATACGCCCACGAGAAAGGTTTTCAAACACATTTTTGTTATTGAATCCGGAGCGAGTGAGGTCTCCGTAGAACCTCTTGTTTTGTATGATAGAGTCCTGGAGCCCCTTGTCCACCGTGTCCATCTTCATTGAGAAGTAAGTCAGGGCCCAAGTAAAGGCATCTGTCCGGTCATCGTGCTTCACGAATGGGAACGCGGTAAGCTCCTTCAGGAATGGATCAATCCACTCTCCCTCAACAAACTGGACACGGTTGAACTCAAGTAGAGGCGCAACAGCCTGGAGTCTCACGGTTTTAGACTTCAGGGGTTTCATCTCCTCGATGGGGATTTTAGCCTCTTTCCGTAGCATCTGGATCAATGACTGACCTGAGGCAGCTTTCTCAATGCACAGGACTCTTGCATCAAAGAAAGAATATAAATGTTTTACCTTGGCGATGAGGTCAGGAAAGTTCAGACGCCCTGTAATGATGTCCCTAATGAAAACCTTGCCGGGGTATCTGTGAGAAATGGAAGCAACACAAATAGCCGTCTCGTCAGCCATCTCCTTTTCCGAGAAAGCACAGTCAACGGAAAGCCAGGTGAAATCAAACTCAGGGCAGTTTTCTGAGTCCATCCGACAAATCCAGCCATCCTTAATAATCTGACCTTCGGCAGCAACTGGATTTCCCTGGTAAAGCGCAGAGAAAGCCAACGAACCCATAGTCTTTTTCTGAGCCATCAGCATGTCGACGCTGAAGGCAGTGTTGCTGGGCCAGTGGCTTTCTCCGATGTCCCTCTCCAAGGGGTCCTGCTCTTTCTGCTCCGCAGTTTCAATCAAGCCGGCAATGTTAACCCATCGCCAGCCACCAGGATTCTCCTCCTCGTCGTACACACCGTCAGCCTCCATCAGCACGCCGTGAAGGTCGTGGGAGTGGAAACGAGTAGCAATAACCATCTGACACCAGTTGTTGGTGCGGCGGGTAGATGCCTGCTCACCCCACCATGACTCAAGAGCCTCAAGCGCAGCGGTCGATGTAGAGTCTTTCAACGGGTCGTCCACAATCATGGCGCCAACGCCAGGACTGGTAATGTTTGTTGTGCCTGCCGTAAAGCCCGTCAGCACACCGCCAACGGAGGTAGGCAGAATGTAGCCACCACCGAGCATGTCGTATTTGGAATCCCGAGAGAAACCTTTCCATTCGGGAAAGATCTTGGTGAACTCGGGGTGTTTCAAATAGCCGATAGCATCCTTATGGAATTTCCCGGAAAGCTGCTGACCGTAAGACGCAATGATGTGCTGCGTTTGCTGGTCCCTGCCAAGCAACCACGCCACAAACATAGACGCCATCATAGACTTGCCCGAGCGAGGCGGGCACGACACAATCAGACGTTTATAACGCTTGGTAGCAAGGTCCTCAAAGGCTGAAGCAATAACCTCGTGAAACGCCACGACCTTTAGGTCGCCCTGCTTCATTACATCGCAGAAAGCCAGAAAGCAATCCCTGGCAGCACGGTATTTATACTCTTGGATAACGGAGGCGGGAGCCTCCATTACCACGAGTTCTTGAATGCCTCGAATGTATTTTCGCCAGCTGCTATGCTCATCTAGCAAGCTGGCTTTTGTGATTACAGGTCTCATATCAGAAGTTTGAGATGCGCTTCAGAAGCTCTTCAACCTTGCCATCATACTCCTTAGCCAGCTCTTGCTCGGACGGGGCTTCCTTGGCAGTAAGGATTACGATGTCCTCAGTGATTTCCCGGTGTGCCTTCACGGAAGCGGAAAAGATTTGAACGAGATCGCGAGTAGAGCACTCAGACATCTGGTCTTGAAGCAGACCGATAGCTTCGTTGGCAACTTTCAAAGCTTCCTCGGCGAGGAATTCTTTCTGGCGGACTACTGCGTCCTTCTTTTCATTGGTGTCAGCCATTAGATAAGTCTCCGTTTACATTTGGCACACCCTCCACGAGGTGAGGGCGGATGTCCTTTGTAGTTCTGTATTGAGCGTAAGATGCGCCTTGCCAAGTTCACGTTTCCTGCCTTTACGGCAGCGTGGTAGCTATTCCAGAGTTGCTGAGCATTCTGCATTAGCAAGGTTGCGGCGGAACGTTGGTACCATCGGTGCAAGGCAAGCACCCCAGTTTCCAAAGGGAGTTGACGGAGGCAAACTCAAAAGCGTCCTCCAATAACCAACCTTTACCCTGAGGGGACTGTCCCACATAGTAGAAACGACCTTTTGCCGTCTGGATGAAAGTCTCAGGCTGGATGCCAATCAGAGCACCACCGTCTAGGTATAACTGCGGGGTGTCCGGGTTTAGGGGGTCAACGTACAAAAACTGGTATCCGCCGGTAACGACAGCAAACTCCCCGTAGTTGATGCTTTGATACCACGTAGCGTCTTTGACTGCCCGGGAAGAGATGGGGCCTTTTTTGCTGACGGTGTCGGTCCAAAGCTCAATGGCATATCGTGCCAGCTTTTTGCCTGTGTCGCAATAAAAAACTTCCCGTAGAGGCTCGTCTGTTTCAGCGTCAAATATGGTGACCACAAGACGACCATCCTCCGTGTAACTGGTGGTAGACAACAGGTAAATAGGTTGACCCAGCGGGTCACTCAGAAAGACGCAGTCAGGGTCGCATATAAACACCCAGTCCCCACTTTGGGTGAGCTCGTTGGACCATCTCACTCCACGGCACGCATCATAATCCTCGGGTGAGGTGCCCCCACAGGAGTAAGAAGGCACGTAAATGCTACCGGTTGCTTCGTCAAGCACGCCACCCAGGGGCAGCTTGGTTTCCACTCCCAGGGCGGGGAATATTTGTCGGCAATCGCCACGCTGAACGCAGGGGTCAAGGGCAATGTAGGGAAGTGCCTCCTCAACAACCAGCTGATACACCTGCGTGTAAGTGTACTGAGACTCGGGACTCAACCCGGTGAAGTTCTCATTGGAGCAAGTAAAAGGCTCAATGACCTGGACTCCCGCACCGCCGGGCACACCACCGTTGATGGTGTTGAAGGCACCAGTCAGAAGCTGAGTAGCAAAGTCATGACCGGAGGAAGTAAGATAGTTCTGACACGAGAAATTCAACTCGAACGTCATCGTCCGCTCAAAGACCATAGGCACACGGTGCTTCACCGTGTTCGTGGCACCGGTGTATCGAACCACGATGTTGTTCGTCTGGCTGACAATTCCCTCTTTATCGATTACATCTGCTAGGCGCAACACATTTACGCTGATAGGAATCAACGGACTCGCTATCAAAGCATCGCAAAGGTATTGCTCGATTCTGGTTATTGTCTGGAGTTCCAATTCGTTTGCCCTCGTTGACTGGTTTTACCCGCCAACAAAAAAGCCCTCCTTTCGGAGGGCGTGAACTTCGAGATGTAAATCAGAAGGTGCCGAGGTCGATGCCAGCCTCGATGTTGCTGACGCGGGTGTCGAGGGCGGTGATGGCGGTGGAGTTTGTGGCGATGGCCGACAGGTTGTTGGCGATGCCGGTTGCGTTGACTGCGATAGCAGCTGCATTGGTTGCGATGTCGGTTGCGTTTGTCGCAATGTCGGTCGCGTTGGTGGCGATGGCGGTTGCGTTAGTGGCAATCGCAGTAGCGTTGGTGCCCTCGGCTGCGGTTGCGCGAGCGACCTCATTGGTGATCGCCTGAGCGTTGGCGCTTTCAGCAGCGGTTGCGCGAGTGATCTCGCTAGCCAGGTCAGAAGCTACAGTAGCAATGTCGCTGGTGTTTGTGGCGGAGGTAGTTTGCAGAGTAGCGATGTCTGCAGCGTTGGTCGCGATGTTTGTAGCGTTGGTCGCGATGTTGGTGGCGTTAGTCGCGATAGCGGTGACATTGGTGGCAATATCAGCCGCATTGGTGGCAATGTCGGTTGCGTTAGTTGCGATGTCAGTCGCGTTGGTAGCAATCGCAGTGACGTTGGCCGAGATGGCGCTTGCGTTGGCAGATTCAGCAGCCTGTGCCCGAGCAATTTCGGCGGTCAGGTTGGCCTGAACGGTGCTGACGCTGTTGGCGATTGTGGTGGCGAAGTTCGGGTCATCGCCCAGAGCTGCCGCCAGTTCGTTCAGGGTGTCAAGAACGCCAGGAGCACTGTCGATCAGGCTAGCAATCGCAGCGTCGGTGTAGGCATTGGAAGCTGTGACAGCAGTGGCGCTGTCCATATCCGAAGCGAAGAAACCTTTGCCAGTTACACCAGCAGTGGTGTTTCCGCTCAGGTCGGTGATGACATTACTGCCGTCACCCAGGAACATTACCTTGTCGGTAATGTTGAAGGCAATTTGACCTGCTTCCAGCTGAGTGGGGACACGACCTGCTACGGACGTGCGCAGGAACTGAATGCTATTTACAGCCATTTTAAGATCCGAAAGAAACTATCAAAATTCCCCATAGTTGGGGGCGTAGTTGTTTAGGATGTCTTCAGCAAGTTCCTCCGCCAGTTCACCAGCGATGGTGCCCACAACATCTTCCACATCCAGCACAAGTTTGCCGTCGACGACTTTTATGTCACCGTAGTCGGTGCCTGGAGGAAGTAACGCAGGGTCAAAAGGGAGTGCCGGAAGTGCAGTAAGTGCTGTACTCTCGCCGTACCCTCGCCGCGATTGCATGAGCCGCAGGAGTGACATTGAAGAAATGGAGAGAATATTTTTGATGTGTCGTTTCCAGGGTTTTACCCCTTAGACGACCAGGCCAGAAGAGATGCTTGTAATCTCGCTTGTTGTGGCGTCAATAGTTACCCCGTTTCCTGCCCGAACATAGCCATTGCTTGTCAAATAAGTAGTTAGAAGGCTCTCAACCCACCCTTTTGTGACAAAGGCAGCAACATTGTTTGGGACTTCGTACTGAGCATAGATGGGACTTTGAAAAGTTCCACCGTTGGTAGTTAGTGTGCCATCTGGGTTTGCGACCACGCCAATCCACTGTCCCCCGTTCAAGTCAACATAGTAAATGTTGAGGCTGGCATTATTGCTGTCGTACCACAGGGAACCCGAAACGGGGTCAGCCGGTGGAGATACACTAATGTAAACCGGTGACCCCTTCGGAGTGGGTGCCGAATAAGAGACCCACTGGACACCGTTCCACTTCCAGGTTTGGCCGTTGTTTGAGTAGACTTGGTCAAGAGTTGGGTTAGGTGGAAATGAAAAAGCCATTGATACCGTTTACTCCTTTATTGCTGGTTTTACCCTGGCTATGGTCCCCAGCCCTGGCTCGGGAACATGTACCCACCAGCGTCCGAGGGCTCTACAATGTTGGGTGTGCCTCCGGTGAGGTCTTGGTAGTTCTCAGGGGTGATCCAGTTAGGGTCAATGTCGTTTTGTCCGACGGCACCAAACCCTGCCCTGTAGTCAGGAGCCTGGTCACCAGCGGTGTCAGTGGTCCAACCACTCAAGCCTTTGCCGGAAACCATGTTATAGCGCTGCGGAATGCGCCAGGAGCGCATAATGCCCTGAGGTGTGTCGATAGCGGAGTCGCCGTTACCTGCCCGAATGGCAGTCATCTGCATCTCAGCAGCCAGTTGCTTCAGGGCAGACTCATAGTCAGACTTTACATCTTCCCGGCGTCTAACTGTGTCCAGATAGTAACGAGCAATGATGAGTGCTGTGCGGCGGCGATTACTGGTGATAAGCACCATGCCGGCCTTGCCAGACTGCTCAATGTAGCTATCAATGAGCGAGTTGGCATCCTGGATAGCCATCCGAAGCTTTGCCACGTTTACCGAGGTGGCAGCAGCATCGTCAATGTTTGTAAGTTGGATGGCTTCTTTCAGGCCAAAGGCGGTAATGAAGTCGTCGGGGCTCGCCGAGCGGGGGTCGGACTTGTGCTGAGTCAGGGTGCCTGATCGGTTTTGATAAGGGAAGCCATAACCGCCAATGGTTTGCCCCAAGTTAGCCTGAGACTGAGAACCATCGGTTTTCTCGTCGGGAGTTAGTTGGTTGCGACCGGGGACCCGGTAGAA